AGGAAGGACTGAAGTTATATCCTCTTAATCGCTACGTGATAGAACGAGATGGCAACGGCGACGTGATTGAAATTGTCACAAAAGAAAGCATCAATAAAGATCTAATTCCTAACTACGAAGACATCAAACCTAAGATGGGTTACGAGAGTCCAGTAGACGGAGATCCAGATGAAGAAGAGTGTGATGTATACACACATGTTAGAAGAGATAACAACAGATTTGTATGGTATCAAGAGGTACACGGTAAACGGATACCCGGATCACAAGGTAAGTCACCAGTAGATAGTACACCATGGCTACCACTACGATTTAATACAGTAGATGGAGAAGCATATGGTAGAGGTAGAGTAGGACAGTTCATCGGAGATCTTAAGTCTCTTGAAGCATTGTCACAAGCTATAGTAGAAGGTAGTGCAGCAGCAGCTAAAGTTGTATTCACTGTATCACCATCATCTACAACTAAACCTCAGACGCTAGCAGCAGCTGGTAATGGTGCTATCGTACAAGGTAGACCTGATGACATTGGTGTCGTGCAAGTTGGTAAGACAGCTGATTTCGCTACGGCGTTACAGCACATGCAAACCTTAGAGAAGCGATTGAACGAAGCGTTCCTAATCCTGTCCGTTCGGCAGTCGGAACGTACAACCGCAGAAGAGGTACGTATGACACAGTTGGAACTAGAACAACAACTCGGCGGACTGTTTGGGTTGTTAACTGTAGAGTTCCTCGTACCCTATCTCAACAGAAAGCTTAGTATATTCCAGAAGACAGGACAGATACCACGTATACCTAAGGGTATCGTAAAGCCTATCATTGTCGCTGGTATTAATAGTCTAGGTAGAGGTCAGGATGTACAAGCATTAGGTGGTTTCTTACAGACCATAGCAACTACTATGGGACCAGAAGCTATCACAACATACATAAACCCAGAAGAGGTAATCAAGAGACTAGCAGCTGCACAAGGTATAGATGTATTAAATCTTGTGAAGAGTATGCAAGAAGTACAACAAGAACAGCAGCAAGCCGCAGCACAACAAGCAGAGCAGGCTGCAATCGAAGGTACACCAGCTCTCATGAAAGCACCTTTAATGGACCCAACTAAAAACCCTCAGTTATTACAACAACAGGGGGCTCCAGAACAACAACCACCACAATAATAAATGGCAGAAACATTAACAATGGAATCTAATGTAGAGAAGACTAGCGTTGACAGTCTTTCTGCGGAAGAACAAGATTCCCTACAAGTTGGTGAGCAGATGCAACAAGCTCAGGACAACCTACTAGCTGGTAAGTATAAGAATGCTGAAGAGTTAGAGAAAGGTTATCTTGAGCTACAACAAAAGCTCAGTAACAACCAGACAGAACAGGCTGAGGCACAACCTGAATCTGAGCAAGCTGAACCTGAAGAGTTATCAGTCTTAGATAGAATTTGGCAAGAGTCCACAACACAAGAAGAGTTTAGTCCAGAGCTAACTGAAGAGATAAGTAAGATGAGTTCAACTGAACTTGCTAATATGTACTTAGATTACAGGCAAGCAAACGAAGGATCTGAACCCGGTAGAAAAGATTTTACACCACAAGAAATAACAGAACTTAAAGGTGTAGTAGGCGGAGAGCAGAACTATTCTAACATGATAGATTGGGCACAGAAATCTCTAAACGAACAAGAGGTACAGATGTTTGATGCTGTCATGGCAAACGGAGATCCACTAGCTGCATTCTTTGCAGTCAGATCTTTAGCCTACGCATATAATGATGCAGTAGGATATGATGGTAATGTAGTACAAGGTAAAGCACCTCGTCAAAACACAGATCAGTTCCGTAGCCAAGCAGAAGTTGTAGCAGCTATGGGCGATCCACGTTATGAAGACGATCCAGCATATCGTAGAGATATCATGGAGAAACTAGAACGATCACCTAACGTAAATTTCTAATGCCAAAAGTAAACGGAAAAAAATATCCCTACACACCATCGGGGATGTTAGCAGCACAGAAAGCTGGAAAAAAAACTAAAAAAAAAATTAAGAAAAAGTATTAACCATGGCTTACTCTGACATACAAGAAAAGTTAGGTCAACAAATGATGGCTAACTCAGTCCTTCTCGCAGAAAAATATAGTCAGGGTAATCTCTTTCCTAAAGGGTCAGAAGGTAATCCCTACTCTAAAAATCCTAGAGCTCAATCAGCTAAACGAAAGAGGGACTATAAGAAAGCTCAGGAAGAGAAGAGGAAGAATCAAGAACGCTTAAAGGATCTACCTAGTGATGCTGACATACAAACAAAAGGTAACATGCAAGGTCAGCCTACACCAGAAGAAGTATTTGGTGAAGACTATGAAGGCGGACCTACATACCTAAACAGTGAAAACTTAAATAGATTATTACAGATAGGTGGTGCAGTAGGTGGTGGTTTATTAAGACATCTTCTTATTAATCCTATGAATCTTCAGATGTCTAACCTACCTTACACTCCTCCCATAGAAAGAATAGTATTACCTAACGGAAGAATGATTGACTCCCCGTTAAGATTTAAAACTGACCAAGAACGGATTAGATTCATGGACGACTGGGTCAAAGGAGAAACTAAGTACTCATAATGTTAAAAAAACTTTCAAATATTCAAAAAGATAAACTCTTACATTTTTTCTGGGGAGCTATTCTCTCTTTTATTCTTATTCTTTGTCTTGGAAAAATCGGAATAATTATTTCACTTATTATTCCAGCAATTAAAGAATTATATTATGACAAGTATCTTGGAAAAGGTTGTTGTGAATGGGCAGATTATTTTTATTCTATTGCTCCAACAATAATGTTAATAATTATGAGATACTAAACGGAGTATCATGGCACGTAAAAAAGTACGTAAGAAAAACGTCTCCCTTAGAATAGGCAAACACAAGAGCCGCAAGGGAGGGCTCACCGCAGCCGGTAGAAAAAAATACAATCGGGCTACCGGCTCCAACCTCAAGGCTCCACAGCCCGGAGGAGGTCCACGCAAACGCTCGTTCTGTGCTCGCTTTAGAGGCATGAAGGGTCCGATGAAAAAGAATGGCAAGCCTACACGTAAGGCACTTGCTATGCGAAGATGGAAATGCTAACATGGCACACAAAAAAGGCAGCAAGTGTGGCTGCAAACACAAAGGTAAAAAACGCTAATGTCAAAGAGAGGCTTGTATGCTAATATCAATGCTCGTAAAAAAGCTGGTACTAGCAGATCAAAAAAGAATAGTACAATTACACCGAAAGCTTACAAGAATATGAAAGCAGGCTTTCCAAAGAAAAAGAAATGATTACCACCGAATACGGTAAGAATAACATCTACCCAAACGAACCCCCAATACAATTATTACCAAAACAAAAACTAATGTCAAAAGAAGCAGAAAGATTTAATGGCTGGGCAGCAATGCTCGGATTCGTAGCAGCTGTAGGAGCCTACGCAACAACAGGTCAAATCATACCCGGAGTATTCTAATGGCAGCTATCTCGGTAACAAGAGATAACAGCCTTAGCAACTGGGAAAGATTTTGTCAGTGGGTTACAAGCACAGACAACCGCATTTATGTTGGTTGGTTTGGTGTGCTTATGATACCCTGCTTATTAACAGCAACAACTTGTTTTATACTAGCCTTCATCGCAGCACCGCCTGTAGACATAGACGGCATACGTGAGCCAGTTTCCGGCTCGTTATTATACGGAAACAATATTATATCAGGAGCAGTCGTCCCCTCCTCTAACGCAATCGGACTACATTTTTATCCAATTTGGGAAGCCGGAACCATGGACGAATGGTTATACAATGGCGGACCATATCAACTCGTTGTCTTTCATTTCCTCATAGGTGTAGCAGCTTATGCAGGCAGACAATGGGAGCTATCATACAGACTTGGCATGAGACCATGGATCTTTGTTGCATATACTGCACCACTATCCGCAGCTCTTGCAGTCTTTCTTGTCTACCCATTCGGTCAGGGTTCATTCTCTGATGGTATGCCTTTAGGAATCAGTGGAACATTTAACTTCATGTTTGTCTTCCAAGCAGAACACAACATCCTTATGCACCCCTTTCATATGCTCGGAGTTGCGGGTGTGTTTGGCGGTGCTTTGTTTGCTGCTATGCACGGAAGCCTTGTTACTTCCTCAATCCTTCGGGAGACCACGGAAGATATCTCACAGAACTATGGCTACAAGTTTGGTCAGGACGAGGAAACTTATAACATCGTAGCTGCACATGGCTACTTTGGTCGCCTCATTTTTCAATATGCCTCTTTTAATAATTCTCGTAGCTTACATTTCTTTTTGGCTACTTGGCCCGTGGTTGGCATATGGCTCACCTCGATGGGAGTTTGCACCATGGCTTTCAACCTTAACGGCTTTAACTTTAATCAGTCCGTCGTTGACGTTAACGGCAAGATCATTCCTACATGGGCTGATGTATTAAACAGAGCTAACTTAGGCTTTGAAGTAATGCACGAGCGTAATGCTCACAACTTCCCACTTGACTTAGCATCAGCTGAGTCTACAAACGTAGCACTAACTGCACCACAAATAGCATAACTCCGACGTCCGTTCAACCTAATTAGGTCGCATGTAATCTAGTCATGGAACGGGGGCTAGGTATCGGAGGAAGCTATGACAGTAACTTACGTTTACCGTGGTGTTACATATACTAAAATTGTTAAGTAATGGCACATCAAAGCTCGGTTATGAGAGCAGCAGTCACAAGGTTAACACCTGAGACATACCCTGCTCCAGAACCAGAAAACAAAACTGAAGAAAAGAAAGAAGATGCTCAACTAGAGACTCCTTCTTACTAAACAGCCGGGGAGCACCTCAGAGTCGGACTCCCCTGCCATTGGCATTTGCCCGGTACGCCGGATACCTCATGCCGTCTAGACGGTGGGATAGACCACAAAAAAATCTCGAGAAAAATTAGTACTAAGCAATATCAATCTTAACTAATCCATATCAATGGCTCAACAGAACAGTACATTGACTACGGCTCTTACACGCCCCGGTCAATCGAATAGCACAGGCGACGCCCGTGCCCTTTATTTAAAGCTGTTCAGTGGAGAGATGTTCAAAGGCTTCCAGCACAACGCAATCGCTAGAGACCTTGTAATGAAGAGAACACTTACAAACGGTAAGTCACTTCAGTTCGTCTACACTGGACACACAAAAGCTGAGTACCACGTACCCGGCAACAGCATACTAGGTAACACAGATGGTGCACCTCCAGTAGCTGAAAAAACTATTACAATTGACGACCTATTAATAAGCTCGGCCTTTGTATATGAGCTAGACGAGACACTAGCACACTATGAATTGAGAGGAGAGATCTCTAAGAAGATCGGTTATGCTCTTGCACAAAAATACGATAGACTAATCTTTAGAGCTATCGCTAAAGGTGCTAGACAAGCTTCTCCAATCACTAAGTCAGGCTTTGTAGAGCCCGGCGGAACACAAATCAGAGTTGGTGCAACTGCACAAGCATCTGACGCATACGTACCAGCTAACCTAATAGCAGCCTTCTATGATGCTGCTGCTGCTCTAGACGAGAAAGGAGTAAGTCAAGACGGACGTGTTGCTGTGTTAAACCCAAGACAGTACTACGAACTTATACAAGGTGTAGGTTCTAACGGTCTTATCAACAGAGACACACAAGGTACAGCCTTACAGTCTGGTAACGGTATCATTGAAATTGCAGGCATCAAGATCTACAAGTCAATGAACATTCCATTCTTTGGTTCATATGGTACTAAGTATGGCTCTGCATCTGCAACTAACCCCGGTGTAACAAGCCCCGGAAACGTAGGATCATTCGTTGGTGAAACAGCTGAAGACGGTAGAGCTTCTGTAACTGGTATCAACAACAACTACGGTAACTCATCTGACTTCGCTAACAGCTGCGGACTTATCTTCCAAAAGGAAGGAGCCGGTGTTGTAGAGTCAATCGGACCACAGGTTCAGATTACTTCTGGCGACGTTAGTGTTGTGTACCAAGGTGATGTAATCCTAGGTAGACTCGCAATGGGAGCAGACTTTTTAAATCCTGCCGCTTGCGTTGAGTTAATCGCTGGTGCTGCTGTCGGATCTACAGGTAATGCTGCATTCGGTACAACATACCCAGCTAACGCTTAATTTTTATTTTTTATACGGGAGCTTCGGCTCCCCTTTTTTATTATGCCTTTTCCAACCACAAATGCTACACAAGAGCTACCAGCTATAAACCAGATACTCACATCATGTGGTCAGGCTCCTGTAACTACACTCGATCAAACCAACCCGGAAGTTGCGATTGCTTATGATACACTGTTACAGGTGTCACGAGAGGTACAATCAGAGGGCTGGACCTTTAACAAAGAGTATCACTATGAATTTAACAAAGATAACAACAACGAAATACTGATACCAAATAATGTAATACAAATTAAACTTACAGAAAACGCACAGAACTCACCCTACCATGCGATACGTAGAAGTGGTAAATTATATGACAGACAGAATCATACATACGAATGGACTTACAGTCCTATTGAATGTGACGTAGTATGGTATTTTGACTACATAGATTTACCAGAACCAATAAGAAATTACATAACAGCTAGAGCAGCTACCCAAACATCTAGTAGAATAGTAGGCGACGACGATCAATACACACGTCTACAACAACAAGAAGCACAATCCAGAGCTATGGCTATGGAGTATGAGACAAATCAAGGACAGTTTACTATGTTTGGTCATCCACAAGACTCTCAGAACTTCTACCAAAGCTATCAACCATTTCACGCTTTACAACGATAATGCCAGCAGTAACTCAACGAGTTGACAACTATCTCGGTGGAGTATCTAGACAGTCAGATGATAAAAAACTTCCCGGTCAAGTCGAGGAGTGTATTAACGGCTATCCTGATCCAACCTTCGGTCTTACTAAAAGACCGGGGTTTCAACACATAGGAAATCTAGGTACAGGCACTACATACGACAACTCAAAGTGGTTCTTTATATCTAGAACCGATACAGAAAAATATATAGGTTGCATTACACCAGCATCAGGAGGCTCTACAGGAGCGATTGCAATATGGAATGCTGCTACCTTTGCCGCATGTACTGTTACGTACGGTACAGGGGCACAGGCATACCTTACAGGAGGACGTACAGATTATGATGTCATGACTGTACAAGATAAATCATTTATAACAAACAAAACTGTAACAGCTAACAAGACAGCTGACCCTACATTTAATGCTAACAGGCAAGGTACAATCAAATTAACAGGTGTATCTTCTGCTACTAAGTATAATGTAAGTGTAGCTGGTCAAGCTATATCTGAGTACACTTCTCCTAATGATGCTACTTACGATGATGTTTTAACTGAACTTAAAAGTAGAATAGAGGGTTTAAGTATAACGTCTCCATCTTTAACAGTAACTAAACTTAAAGACAGTCTACACATAACACGTGGTGCATCATTTACCTTAACAGGTACAGGTGGTATATATGGTACACAGCTAGAGGTGTTTCAAGACTCACTTA